AAAGGTGATTTTGCACCGAGGCCGAACCCACCGATCTCGTAGTTGTTATCTCTCTTAGTAGATGCGCCAAATGTAGTAAATACATTTTGTACGCGCTCTTGAGATAAACCACAACCATAATCGTGGAACATAATACACTCATCCACGCCTAGGATAGTGTTCTTCGTAATATATTCGATACAAACCGTTTGACGATTAGACCAGAAAGACTTATCATCCTCTGTTTCCATAGGAATTTTACCGTCTATCTTTAAGTTTCGCTCGCGGTTTGCATCAATACAATTAGAAGTGATCTCACGGACAATCGAACCAATAGGGTCCGAGTATAAATTAATCAGGCTATCCATAATGATAGCCTGTGATCCGTCCGTAATTTTGAACTTGTGTTGTTTTTGAACGCCGATAACTTCTTCGACATTCGTGTGTTGTTGTAGTTTCATTTATTCAAATGGTTTTTCTTCGGGTTTTAAAGGATTAACGTATTTATATTCTTCTTGGTATGTTTCCAACTCTAAATCAGGCGGAGAAGAAACTTCTGCCTCATCTGATATTTCAACTCCAAGTTTTTCTTCCCACTCTTCTCTTAGATCAGGGTGTCTAAATAAAACTTGTGCTACTCTATGTGTTGGATTTTTAATACCGTGGTATTTAAAAATATGAATTTTATAATCCTGTGGAAATTCGGAATATCTACCTTTCAGAAATTTATCGTATATATCTTTATAGCTGTCAGGAATTTTAAAACAATATAAAGTATGATGTTTATCAGGATCGTAAGAAACTTCAAACAATTCTTGATTTTCTAAATAATCTTCATACACTAAATAGTTTTTATCTCCAGAAAACTTATATAAAAAGAATATATGGTTTTTAAATTCTGGTTTATCGCTGCTGCGTAAAAATGTATTTAATAAATTCTGAGGTTTAATGTCAAAATACAATGACATCATAGGTAAAATGTAAGTAAAAGATTTATTTCGCATCAATCTTCCTTCATAGTCTCTCTTCATTGCGAATAAATAAAAAAATTAATACTCTACTACTTGTTCGTAACCTTGCTTTATGGACCAAGAATTAGATTCTTTGTAATATTGATACTCGCTAAGTAAGCATTGTATCTCATTTACACCTTCTTCTATCCATTCTGAAGGCAACTTATAAACAGCTGCATCGTAAGAACCTTTTGTATCTACAGCAACAATAAAAGCTTCTACTCCATAGTCTGGGTATTCAGCAATAGCAGCGTTCATATAGAATGCTAGTTGTCTGTAGTAAGAGTATTGTAAACATGAATACATAAATCCTGTAGTGTGCCAGTCTCTAAGTAATATACCTGTACCTGTATTAAGTGGGGTGCAAGTACCATATACTTGGTTACTAGTAGTTTTAAGATCTACAATAGTCACTGTTTTACTGTCATGATTTACAATAATTCTGTCTAGTTTAGACTTGCAGTCTACACCATGTTGATTAAAGTAAATTTCTTTCTCATTAAAAGTTTCTACATTACCTTCAGGCTCGTTAAAAAGCAATTTATTAGCTACTACATGTCCTCTAAGAGATGTAAGACATCCTTCAATAACTTGTTTGTCTTTTTGCCCTAAAGCAATTTTACCATCAGCTCTTTTAAGGAATTCATAGTAAGCAATATTTTCTTGCTTTTTCTTAAAACTTTTAAGAATAGTCTCTGGTTTAGAATGAGATGGTTTATACTGAGCATGTGCGTAAGCCATTTCAGCAATTTTATCTTTGTCTACTCCAGATTTCTCTAATTCAAAATACGCTTGTATGTATTCCCCCATTTTACCTGTTACAGGTTCTACATCAGCTATGATAAACTCATCAGGCTCAAGTGTAAATTTATGAATAAGAGTACCAAGCTCCATTGCAGCACTTTTAGTTTGCATTTCTTTTTGCTTACGCATAAGAAATTGTCTTGGGGATATTTTTAAATATCCTAAATCGCTATTTGATACAGATTCTTTAGCGTAGTAATTCTCGTCTTGCATTTTGTGTTTCTTCAATTTTAGTTAATAAATCCATATACTCATTATATAATTCTTGCCGCTGCTTGTGGGCATGAATTTTAGCATTTGCGACAACACGATCTCCGTCATCTACCATATGATCCACATATAATTCTGGATCATCTATAGCATTTTCAAGATAGTATCGTACTACATTATCTCTGCGGTGCTCTATCGCAGACATTAATAATCTAATATCCATAAAGTGTCGAAGATAATTAAAACACTTTGTTTTAAAGTCTTCTGGATATATAATAGTGGGTTTTGACATAATTATGATTTTAAAACGTTAATATAAACTCCTGGGGCTTCTTTATTATATTCAAACTTAACAAATATTGGAAGCATTTCGTCTGCATTATCATCGTCTATCCAACCGTATTTTACCATTTGATCTTGTATTGTTTGAGCAGGATTGATATAATCAAACTTATGTTTACTCTTACGTACAAATTTAAATGATATTCTATAAGGTTTAGATTTACCTTTGATCATCTTTTTAAATACTTTCTCATTGTCTTTCCACGCTTCTTTACTTTCTTTGTAATATCGTTGCGTTTGTTTAGATACTATAAAGTATCTCCCTGTCCATCTTCTACCATTCTTACTTGATGGGACGTTCCCTGGTATAAATATTCCTCTTGGCATACATATTCTATTAACTCTGCCGCATCCCTTAAGCTACGATTAGCTATAAAGTCCGACAAATCCTTTGCTTTGTAGTCAAAGGTATTGAATTTTCCATTAGTAAAAAATAATGGTATAAATCCATACAGTTTTCTATGTTTGTTAGCAAAAGATACGCCAGTGCGATCAAAGTCATATAATATGCATATTTGTGCAAATCTGTCATATAAATTCTTGACAATATCTGCAGGAATGACACAACTCTCTGACGCTGGAGCAATTGCAGGTATTCCCCATATATCTAAACACATAACATCTTTTAGTGATTTAGTAATAACTAACGTGTCGCCGCTTTTAGGCAGTTGGCTCAAACCTTGAAGATCAGACACGTTAGTATTACTAAGCCATTTAAATTTGCTATATGGTTGATATATTTTTATTTTTCCTTGTCCAAAACTGTAAGCGTATATAGGATTGTACCTATTAGCGCTAACAATAAGATTATTATTAACCCACACGTGTTCTGCGGGTTGGACGTGAAATTTATTAAGGATGTTACAACATATTCCATATTTAGACCAGAATGTTTTGTCCTCTTTATTATTCCAAGGACGTGATTTAATTTGTATTAATGTAGAAGATAATTGAACGTTTTCATACTCTTTTAAATGTTCTCCAATATACTTTTTAGTAGGGGCAGTAAAAGATTTTGTAGATATACCTAATTGAAAGTCGTTATCTACAAGACGATATGTGTCAAATCTTTTAAGATTATACATTTTTGTTAGAAATGTAAAGCAATCACCTGAATCCCCCGTACTAAAATCTTTGAAAAAGAATTTACCGCTATTATGTTTAAACACAGTAAATGAAGGAGACTTATCTTTACGAAGAGGAGAGCACATAGCTCTCCCCATCTTAAAGTCTTTACCTATATAATATGCAAAAATATCTATACAAGTAATTTTATTTAAAATCTCTTCGTCACTTAGTTCTATTACTCTACTGCCATACATTAGAATGGCATTTCAGCGCCGCCAGTGGCCATTACTGTATCTGGTGTTACTGTAGCTGCATCTGGTTCAGGCTTAACTAACTTTTTCTTATTCCAATCAGAAATATAAATGTTAGTTTTGTCTGCAGGTACATCCATAGACTCAATAAAGTTAGGGTACTTTGGCAAAGATGCATACTTACCTCTGTAGATAAATAGCATTCTAAACTTTTTACTTAAGAACTTTTGACCAAACAAAGCTGTTACTTTATTTGCATAATCTGCAAAAGATGTAACATTTTCTATTACAAATTCTGATTCAGGCATAAACTTAGTAGCAATATGCTTTACACGACGAGATACATCTGTAGCTTGTTTTTCTACATCACCATAATCTGGGTTAGCAGGAAACTCTGCATGTTTAACTGTTGCACCATTAGACTGCTTGAATTCAAAGTCAAGTCTTCCGCCTTTGTCCATGTTTAGTGATACACTCACTAATTCACAATTTTCTTGAATACCTACCGATGGTACTACACCACCTGTGTTGTTACTTTCTACGTTACTTCCGTACATTTTTCTCTCTTTTAGAAATTAATTAATTATTATACTCTTCGATAGCTTCTGCTACCATTACTAAATCGTTTGGTATTTTAACAGATCCAAACATGTCTTTTGGAGTTTTACCAGTATTAGCACCATCGTTTTGTGTAATAAACGAATATGTCATACCAGTTTCATTCTTTGTGACATCTGTATACAATACAATTGTAAACATACCCTCAAGAGTAACTACATTGTCCATCATTTTACCGATAGTTTTAGCTTTGGTAACTTTATTACCGTGTGCGTCAAATGTAGTTTCTGAGTGCATCATAAATACAACTAATAAATCATCACGCATAGATTTAACTGCATTGATAACTGACCAAGCATTCTGAGCAATCTCAGTAAACTTTTTGAAGCCAGTCTCGTTAGCTCTACGCATATACTCATTAGCCATAGTGTATTGATAATCATCAACAATAATCGTCTTGATCTCAGGACGTTTCTCATTGATGTAATTCAAACAACCAAGAATCTCACTAGGTTTATCTGTAGAACAGAATCTACCTTGTGGGTTCTCTTTGTCAAATATAGGATACTTAGTCTTCCATCCTCTAAACGGTAACGCCTTACGGGCTACGTTAACAATAAATGTAGACTCAGGGTTTAAATTTGCAATTGAAGTGGATTTCCCTGTCCCACTAGCGCCAACTATTAATACTTCTTGTGCCATTAGTTTTGTTTTTCTCTTTTTAATGCTATAGTTAATTCTTCCATCGTGCGAACATGTTGTTCTTCAGGCTTATCTTTATTATATTTAGTAATAAGATAGTTTCTGTGTTCTTCACTTCTAATGTTTTGGGGCTCATCGTTAAAGCCCCATTTAATTGTTTCTGATTCTTCCATGATTAAAATAAATTGATTTCTTTTTTAACGTTTTCTTGTTCTGTATGTCTTGCATTGTATTTATTACCTCTAAGCTCAGGATGTTTTTCTTGAAGTTTACGGCGACAACGTCCTACCCCTTCAAATGAAGGGTATTCTTTATTGTGTAAACCTTTTAGAAAATCTCTGGTGCTTAGAGTATTTAAATTAACATTGTATGCTAATAAAACAAATGCATATAAAACATAATCACAATCTCTAGCCTTGGGCTTGTTCAAGAGTATCACTGACACTCTCTTCTCGTACTTCTTTACTTTCATTGCTTGAATAGGTTGGTGGTTTAGCATCTAATATTTGATTATGAGCCAAATCATTTTCCATTAAAGCAATGCAAGGCTCGCCCTCCCTAACCTTCAGATAGTGCCAAAATATAGCATTATCTGTAGGCCATCTCTTTGGGCCGTATGCCCTAATACCAAGCATTTCTGGTCTGTGTGTTACAATAACAATGTCAGAATACATATAACATGCATCTGCACCAAAAATGTCTTGCTTCTTAGGGTAATGTAAATCAGGGTTTTGTATACGCTCTGATGCCTCGATGTTACGATTCATTTGAGATATTAGAATGAATGCCACCCTAATAACCTTTTTTAAACCATTAAACATAGCCATCAAATCATAGAGTAAATCTCTATCCTGCGCACCGC